TCCTACTTTGACTACAAATCAAGAAATCCATACAGAATATATAAAGCTAGCACACCATATCTATACCTTACAAAAAACAGCGGAATAGAAAAAGCAGGGGATTACGATGAATTCGTTAATCGTGGTTTCTCTATTCCAGTCAATAAAGACCTGGCCGACAATTATAAGGTAATTGCTATGCAGGCTTTTCTTAGGTATGGCAAAGATAGGTTCCCCTCTGAGCCAGAGCAGATATTTGAAATTGAAAGCAAAGATGACTATATAAAGTTCTACATTGTTGCAAATGATATTGCTGGCAAGAGAGCTCGTATTTATGGAATTAATGCTAAAACTGGAAATCTTGAAAATGGAATTGCCTTTTATTGGAATGGAAACCTTGTAAGGGAGCCAGTTATGACCCTAAGCGACTGGGGAACATTAGGAATATCTTTCTCAAAAATTCTAGACTTTGACTCCTATCCTGGAGGACTTAGGTTTACTGGATCAGTCTTGGTTAATAACATATCTCAATATAAAGCAACAAGTTTGCAGGAAATACAGAGAAACACTTTAAGATCTTGGCTATTGGCTAGCACCCCAACACCAACAAGCTCTGAGATTTGGGACTACTGGAACCAAGACTTTACCTGGAATGGTGTTTTGATTGCGATTCAATCAAACATTTTTGGGGTAGACCCATCAGACATATATAAAACTTATATAGGTACTAATAAGATAATTATTGATGATGACATTCCATTAAGATTTAACAATTACGAGTACAACACCTATCAGGGAATCACCTGGCAAAGCCGTATCCTTCCTGCTGTATAATATGGTATACTAGTGGTCATGGAAGACAAATTTGCAGAAGCAATTGGTAAAGCTAAAGTAACTCTTGTAGATCAAACGGGATACGCATGGGGCGTATATGTTTGGAAAAAGGCTAATGGAAAATGGTTTACTGACGGAAATGGCAACATTCTGAATGTGCAAGCTAACAGGGGCGATGAGAATCAGATTGCAAAGCTAAAGCAAGCAGCCGCTTACTATGGGGAACCAAATGGCTCTTACGTGTTTTTTCCAGGAACAGCAAGAATTACCGATGAAGAGTATAGTGAGCAGGTAGACCGAATGAAGCAGGGCCTAATCCCATCTCTAAACGATATTGGTGCCGTTATGGCAGCCAAAAAGACCCTAGAACTTTATGGAGATGAGTAATAATGTCGGATGAATATCAGTATCCAATCCAGGCCTTTGTGCCAGAAGAAAATCAAGAAGAAGACCTTTTTAAGAAGCAAGACCCATTTGGTAAGAAGTGGGATGACCTGAAGGGTCTTTCTGGGCTAGAAAAGAATTTTAAGAGACGCTCTGATCGAATCGTAAAAGCATATGAGAGCCTTGACTTTACTGGGGTAGACACAACTAGGCAGGGGTACCAAGACAGTGCACTAGCCATAAGCACTGGACAAAATGGAGCAACCTCTAAAGAGATTAACCCTGGATCAGTATTCCACAATGGATATGGAATGTTTGATGTTATTACACCACCATGGAATCTATATGAGCTTGCAAACTACTACGACACATCTTTTGCCAACCACGCAGCTATTGATGCAAAGGTTGAAAACATTGTTGGCCTAGGCTACGACTTTCACGTCTCAAAAAGAACTATGATGCAGCTTGAGGCTTCTACTAGCGAGACTGCAACAGACAAGGCCAGGAAGCGTATTGAAAGAGCAAAGGTTGAGATGCGTGAGTGGCTTGAAACGCTAAACAGTGACGACTCTTTTTCAAACACAATGATGAAGTTCTATACAGATGTTCAGGCAACTGGAAACGGTTACCTAGAAGTTGGAAGAACCGTAACTGGTGAGATTGGCTACCTTGGTCATATCCCGTCCACAACCATGAGAGTTCGAAGATTGCGTGATGGCTATGTTCAGATTATTGGTCAGAAAGTTGTTTACTTTAAGAATTTTGGGGCAAAGAATCAAAACCCAATTACAGGCGATCCAAGACCAAATGAGATCATTCACTACAAGGAATACTCTCCACTAAATACATTCTATGGAGTACCAGACATTATGTCTGCAATCTCAGCACTGCACGGAGATCAGCTGGCTTCTCAATACAACATCGACTACTTTGGAAACAAGGGTGTTCCAAGATATATCGTAACTCTTAAGGGGGCAAAGCTATCCTCTGATGCAGAAGACAAGATGTTTAGATTCCTTCAGACTAGCCTAAAGGGGCAGTCTCACAGAACTCTGTACATTCCTCTACCAGCAGACACAGACACAAACAAGGTAGAGTTTAAAATGGAGCCAATTGAGGCTGGAGTGCAAGAGGCATCTTTCAACGACTACAGGCTTAGAAACAGGGACGACATTCTTGTTGCCCATCAAGTTCCTCTATCAAAGATTGGTGGCGGAGATGCTTCAAACATTGCCGCAGCTCTAGCTCAAGACCGTACATTTAAAGAGCAGGTTGCAAGACCAGCTCAGGCAAATCTAGAAAAGATGATGAGCAAGGTAATTAGAGAAAAGACAGATATCCTAGACTTTAAGTTTAATGAGCTAACTCTGACAGATGAAATCGCTCAGTCTCAGATTCTTGAGAGATATGTTAAGACTCAGATCATGGTCCCTAACGAAGCTCGTGAAAAGCTTGGTCTGCCACAAAGACCAGATGGTGATGAGCCTTTTGAAATGTCCACTAGACAGGCTGCAGATGCGAGAGCTAACACCGCTCAGAATAGGGAAAGAGATTCTGAGAGAGCAAATAATGCTTCAGATAGCACTGCCACTGTAGCTGGACGAAATCCAGCAGGAGAGGGAAGGTCTTCAGAATAGTATCATTTTTTTGATACTTTTCATAAAAGAGCCTTATAATTGAGATAACATGACTATGCAGAAAGCCCATTGGGCCACTGAAGGTGACAATGTTCGCCTATCAATGCCGTTCAGTAAAGTGGACGTAGAGAGACGTATTGTCTCTGGCTTTGCCACACTCGATAATATCGACAAGCAGGCTGACATAGTCACAACAGATGCAAGCGTAAAAGCCTTCTCTAAGTTTCGGGGCAACATTAGAGAAATGCATCAGCCAACAGCAGTTGGAAAAATGATCTCTTTTAAAGAAGACAAGTATTTTGATCCAGAGTCCAAGAAGTTCTATTCTGGAGTTTACGTTTCTACATACATTTCCAAGGGTGCTCAGGACACTTGGGAGAAGGTCCTAGATGGCACACTTTCTGGCTTCTCTATTGGCGGTAAGATGAATAAGTGGGATGATGGCTATGACGAGAAGATGGATGCAAAAATTCGCATCATTAAAGACTATGATCTGGTAGAATTGTCTCTGGTAGATAATCCTGCAAATCAATTTGCAAATGTTTTATCTGTCGAAAAAGTTGACGGAGTAGATATGATTAAGGGCGAAAGCTTAGACACCCCAATTGAGAACGTATTTTGGGATGCAGAATCTGGCATAGTCATGTTGTCAGAAAATGATGCTGAGCAGAGTCCTACAAATGGAACTCCAATGCAGAACATAGGTTTCGTTGAGAAAAACGATAACGAAAAAACAGATATGATAAAGTTCTTAGTTGATAGTGCTAAAGGCATTAATACAATTGAGATGAAGAAGGAGGTAAGTCCTATGAGTGAAAAAACAATCACAGAAGACGTCGTAGAGAAGTCTGACGAGGTAGTAGAAGAATCACAGGTCGCTCCAGAGGCAGACGCCACAACCGAAGATGCAGTAGAAAAGTCTATGGACAATGACGAAGCCAAATCCGAAGAGAAATCTATGGATGAGGAAGAGGTTAAGTCTGACGACATGGATGAAGATGAAATGAAGTCCCAGGATGAAATGAAGTCTGAAGCTGTAGCTGAGGAAGAAGGGGTATCCAAGTCGGATGAAGTAATTGTAAATGCAGTTACTGAAATCCAGAGTACTCTAACATCAGCCTTTAGCGATCTAGCAAATACCGTAAAAGCTCTACACGAGCAGGTATCTGCACTAAGCAAGTCAATTGACTCTGTAAAAAATGAGGTAA